AAGTGCCATTTACTTTTCTCCTGGTAATAATTCAATTCATTACGTAATGTATTGTTATATTGTATTTAGCGGAATGATTAAAAAATGGTGCGTTTAGGTGCCTTAGACAAAGGGATAGAAAAGGTGTAAATACATATATGAGACCTTTATGTAAGTGCGGTTTAAGACCCAAAGCAGTAAACTATAAGAAACATGGCAAGACTTATTATAGAAGTTTATGCGAAGCATGCTCTAAACATGGAGTATATCATGGCATACCTAGATGGTATAGAGCAGGATATAGGATAAAAAAACAGTGTGATAAATGTGGTTTCAAATCAATACATAAAGAAATATTTAGAGTATATCACGTTGACGAAAACCTAGATAATTGTAGGCACAGTAACTTAAAAACTGTGTGTGCTAATTGTCGTACAGTATTATCTAAAGAGGGTATTAAGTGGAAACAAGGTGACCTAGTTGCTGATTATTGATTTTACATTTGTATATAAGTCATCAATACTGTTATCATTAGAAATTTCCTTATCAAATTTAGTTCCAACCCATGCCCATTCACTAGCATGAATTTTGCTATCTCTCATGCCTTTTATTGCAGCATTTGATCCTTGATTTGCTGCTATTGCTAGATCATACCAACTAGGTAGATCTCCTCTTTTGACCCACAGTATTTTACCGCCTAAATTTCTAATAGCCTTTATTTCATTAGGAAATCTTACATCACTTACAACAATGTTATCACCGCTTTTACGTAATTTGTTTTCTAGACTAGCAATCCAAATATCATCGTGGAATGTTTTACGGCACACTTCAGTACCCCAATATTGTAATACCCAACGAGGAGTAAGAGTTGGCATATCCAGTCTTTCAGCCCACCAAGGATCTACTTCTTCACGCCATTCTCGAGACTCTTTTGTTCTTCCTTCTAGCATGATTCTATCCCAACCAAATACTGCTGCTACTGAATCTTTAAGTGAATCTGCGAAACTTTCTCTACGGTATTCATGGAAATTAACCAGATAATCCGCTACTGTATCTTTACCACACCCGATAAATCCGCAAACGCCTATAATCATATAACTCTCTCCTTTAAAGTTATATTATAGCATCTATTGCGTGTATGTCAAGTATTTTTTAGTAAAAAGGTTTAGGTTGTCCTGGCTTACCTGTATTAAGTTTTCTTGCCAAAACACTTGCTGTGTTGATTGATTTACTACGTTTCTGTCTACGTGCTTGTGTAGGAGCAGTTCTTGCTCTAGTAGTTTTCATTTTTTGAGCTTTTGCAACGTTGTATTGTTGTACGCATTTTGAAGGATGACTAACCTGTCTACCTTTCCTTGGACCTACTGAGCATCTAAAACGAAGTTTGGTTTTGCCGCCTTTAGCAGTAGGAGCAGCTCTGCCCCAAACCATTTTTGCAACTTCATTAAAAATTTGATCGTGTTCTTCTTGTGTAACTAGTTCTGAAATACGCATTATCCAATTATCCAACTATATCCGTGACCGCCTGCAACTTGTGTACCTAGTTCCATTGTTAGACGTTCGATATCATTCTGTCCTTCTTGTTTCATAGTTGCACCATTCAGTGCAGTTCCGCCTTGTGGTCCTGCGATAGATGCAAACTTTTCACGTGCCTGTCCAAGCATTATCTTGCAGTTAGCAAGTGTGTAATCCCTAATCCATTGCCCGGAATATACATCTTCTAAAATAACAAAATCCGGTTTGTCATTGTAAGCCCATAGTAGTACTTCTTCTGTGCCTCTTGGACGTTGCATAATAATTAACTTTTTACTTTGCGGATTCCATGTAAAATTGATAAACGAACCAAACATTTTTCCTACTAGTTCTTGATATTGCGCAAACAATTCATATGTTGCTAGTCCGCCCATGTTAGTGGAACTAAGTAGATATGTGTTTGTATATGCTAAGTTGAACGGTTCAAACACTGTACCGCCTGTACCGCTACCTGTTCTAGAACCTACACTTCTGCGGTATATTTGTCTAACCTGCTGTATTTCTTTAGGCAGAATGTATTCATTCTGATTTTCTTCAAGACTTAAAGTAATGTAACTTTCTTCTACAGAATTATCAGAACGCTGCCTAAAAACACCTAGTGAACGTTTCAAAGCAGTTTCGTAATGCTCAGGATCAAGTTCGACATCGATCATGCCATCGCCTAGCATTAATCTTACATAATCAAATACTTCTTGTTTTGCTTTATCTATTTGGCTCATATTAGTATTTATGCCTTTGCGATAAAACGGTAAATACATATACTATGCCAAGACTAAGTTTATACCGTCCGGAAAAGGGCAACGATTACAAGTTTATTGACAAAACTGCCTGGGAGATGTTCCAAGTTGGTGGTACTGATGTGCTTATGCACAAGTACCTAGGCACAGCAGCATCTAGCAGGGAAGCGACTCCTAGTGAGCCTAAGTATGATACTCTAAGTCCTACTAATATTCAAGATATGCTCTTCCTTGAAAATAGAGATAGAAAGTATGATCCAGATGTATATGTCATGCGTGGAGTATATAATGTACAAGATATTGATTTTAATCTAAGTCAATTTGGATTATTTTTACAGAATGATACAGTATTCATTACATTTCATATCACAGATACTATAGAAAAACTTGGCAGAAAAATTATTCCAGGTGATGTTATAGAGTTACCACACCTAAAAGATGAATATGCTTTAAATGATTTGAATTATGCACTTAAAAGATTTTACGTAATTGAAGATGTAAACAGAGCAGCAGAAGGCTTTTCAGTAACTTGGTATCCACACCTATATAGAGCAAAGTGTAAACCATTAGTAGATTCACAAGAGTTTAAAGACATACTGGATCAAATTGCAGATTCAGAAAACTTTAAAGGTACTTGGAATCCAGATTCTACTTATTATCCAGGTGATACAGTTACAGCACCTAATGGTGAAAAGTATACTGTTACACAAGAAGTTACAGGCATTGCTCCTCCTGATACAACTTACTACAAACTTGCAGATACACTCAAAGACATTATGTCTACATATGAGAAAGAAATGCAAATTACTAAGGCTGTAGAAGATCAAGCAGAAGCAGATACTCCTCAAAGTGGATATGATACAACAAAATTATATACACTACAACAAGACGAAACAGGAAAAACAGAACTTGTTACTGCTGATACTACATTAGATGATGCAGACATTGATACTGTAACTGCTGATACTGTATTCCAATCAGCAGAAGCAAATGGTTACAAAGGTTATTTACTAGGCGATGGTATTCCGCCTAACGGAGCACCGTTCACACAAGGAATAGCATTTCCATTAGGTCCATCAGAAGGACAATTCCATCTTAGAACTGATTATAAGCCTACTAGATTATTTAGGTTTGCAAAAGGAAGATGGAGTAAAGTAGAGGATGATGTGAGAACAAATATAACTAATTTAGGTCCTAGCGATACTGCACCAGGCAAAGATTTTGCTGGAAATGAAAAACGTGAGACACAAAAAACTTCGTTTATTAACAATACAAATGAATCAGTAATTGATGGGCAAACAGTTAAAGAAAGACAGAGTCTTTCAAAAGCACTTAAACCAAAGGCGGATGAATAATGCGTATAGATGAAATATTAGGGTTTGCAACAACAACACCGAAAAGAACTACAATCAAGAAAAAGGTGCGCAAAGATGACGACGAACCGATTGCAATAAAGTTACAGCAACGCAGAGCCGCTGCCGCGAAGGGTGACAAGGATGCTTTTACACACAAATTTAACAAGGCAAGTAAGTAATGGATTTTTTCTACGACGGACAAATTAGAAGATATGTTACTCAGTTTATGAGAATCTTTATAGGTTTCAAATACGAAGCAGGCAATGGAGATCAGCAATCTATTCCGGTAATGTATGGAGATCTAACAAGACAAGTTGCTAACATTATTAGAGAAAATTCTGAAAACAAATTACCAACAGTACCTAGAATGGCAGCATACATTACAGGATTAGACATAGATACATCACGATTAACAGATCCTACATTTACTAGTAAAGTTAATATACGTGAACGTAACTATACTGTAGATGAAACCGGAAATAGGCAATATACAGGTGCTCCGGGTAAAAATGTTACAGTAGAAAGGTTAATGCCTACGCCTTATATGATGACTTGTAAATTAGATATATGGACATCAAACACAGATCAAAAACTGCAATTGTTAGAACAAATAATGGTTTTATTTAATCCTGCATTTGAAATACAAACAAATGACAACTATGTTGACTGGACAAGTTTAAGTGTTGTAAGATTAACTGGCATGAATTTTAGTTCAAGAAGCATACCGGCAGGAACTGAATCAGAAATTGACATTTGTTCATTAGATTTTGAAATACCTATATATGTTTCTCCTCCTGCAAAAGTAAAAAAACTTGGAGTTGTAAGGAGTATTATTGCAAACATATTTACAGAAGACGGTGACTTACAAAACCTATCAAGTTTAGTATACAATCAAACAGATTCAAATGTTGTATACGTAAATCCAAGATATCCTGTGCTGTTGTTTAAATCAAATAATGGTAATCCTAACGATTATGATTTATCAATTGTAGATCAAAATGCTGCAATTCAAAGTTTAGGTTTAGACAAAAAAGAATTTACAGATGACAAAAAACTAGATTGGACTGCTGTACTTGCCGCGTTAGGTAGTTTTGAAGAAGGCACAAGTACTATACATTTCCGTCAACCTAATGGTAAAGAAATTACAGGAACTTTTGCTGTAAATCCTGTAGACAACTTTATTTTATTAGTTACAATTGATAAAGATAGTCCCGGTTGGACAGAAAATACTCTACTGGAAAGTCCACAATACCCAATAGGAAAAGGAACTTTTGATGCAATTGTAGATCCAACTACATATAATCCTATTACAAGATTAAATGGAATAGATAATATTCCTGTAGGACACAGATTTTTGATACTTGAAGATGTAGCAAATGATGCAGATGGCTGGAAAAACAAAGACGGAACAAATACTTCTATCAAAGCAAACAGTGTTGCAGAATGGAACGGTTCAAATTGGACAGTAGCATTTGATCCTTCAGCAGTAGAAGATTTCACATACCTATCTAATATTACTACTGGAATACAATATAAATGGGACGGTATTCAATGGCTTAAATCTTTTGAAGGAGAATATGCACCAGGTTATTGGAGACTAGATCCAGAGGGTGCATAAGTAGTTTTATGCAAAAGCGAGTAGGACTACTATATCTATCAAGAGATTCTCACCGAATACTTCTAATATTAGAAAATGAAAGGTGGACTGTACCTACATTTGCATTAGAAAATAATGTAATACAAGATAGTGCAGATTTGCAACAGAAATTTTCATCAGGCAAAATAATACCTATAGAATTGTATCTATCTAAAGACAAAGGATTTGAGTACGGAACATATATTTGTCTTGTAAAAGACGAATTTATAACTGAAGTTATACCTACATTTTGTTGGGCAGATTTAAATTATCTACCCAAGAATGTGCATACAGGTTTAAGAAGCACATTAAATAATAGTCTAATAAGAACTAAAATAGAAACAGTTTTGGAGTTAGAAGATGCTATCAATATTTAATTCAGAATCATTTCAAAATGATTTACATAGATATACAAACGAAATTAAAAAGATCGAAGATGTAGATGTTAAAACCAATTGTCAAACACTGCTTGATAGATTAATTAATGAAGTAAACAAATTTGATAAAGAACATGAACAACTAATTTTTAGTAGAGATATTCGTGATAGTCAACCTGTAAAACAAAGTATGGTAGATGTTAGAAAAGCTCTAGAAAGAAAAATAGAAGAGTATAAAAAAACAATTCAGATTAGATCGAAACAAAGTTCTTAACAGTTATATTTCCTACCATTCCTGTATGTAACGAACACTGATATCTAAATGTTCCTGATTCGCTACTAGGAATTTTCCAATACAAAACACCAGCGTCTTTACCTTGAGCACTTGCGCCAGTACTTAATGTTCCATCTGTTGCAACATGTGTCAATCCTGTATTGTAATTAGATCCTGAAAAATCCTGTATTAAGAAAGGATGTGAACCTGCCATAGTGCTTAAATTAAATGCTATAGTTGTTCCGTTTAGTGCATATATTGTAGGATTATTTGTTGTTCCATATTGATCAAATCTATAAGCACTGCTGCCGTTGTTTGTTACATCTAACATAGTGATTGCTGGAAGATATATTTTATCAACTGTTAAATTTGCCTCGTCAACATCTGTCAATCCACTAAAATTGCTTGTTGATGATGATGCTGTAAATGTTACTGTATCTGAAGTAGCATTAGTTGTTATAGTAATTCCTGTACCACCCACAAATGTTAATGTATCCGTTTCGCTATCTGCTACAACACTAGATTGTCCTGATACTTCAATAGTTGAAAATGCATTTTGGTTTGCATCTCCGCCCCCAGCAGATGCTGAAGGTATCCAATTAGAACCGTTCCATTGTAATACATCGTTTGTGCTAGGTGCTGATGAAGTAGTATCTACATCACTTAGTGCATCTATACTTGAACTACCAGTTAGATAAGTTCCTAGATCACTTATCTGACTTTCGGTAATACTAAGTGCTGCTTGGTGCTGTGTTACACTTGACTCAGTAATGTTTGCATTTGGCACATTAGCCCAAGTAACTGCTGCTGTTAGATCGTTTACTTCAGCAGTCAATGCTCCTAATCCTGAGGCAGTTGGAGGTGTAAACTTAAACTCACCTGTACTATTATTATATGAAATTGCACCATTGCCGCTTGGAGTATTTTCAACACCAATACTTAAACTTGCAAGTGTTAAAATTGCAGGCTTGTTATTTAAATTATTATAATCAAGATAATAAGAACCATCAAAACCATCTAATGTATCTGCATCTGTTCCAGCACCACCTGTTGTAGCATCTGCACCTGGAGCCCATTGTGCACCATTCCATTTTAAAACTTGTCCTGTTGTTGGAGCAGAACTTGTTGTATCAACATCACTTAAAAAGTCAATGCTAAATGCATCCATATTAATTGTTACATTATCTGTATCTGTAGCAATAGACGTTGATATATTTGTGCCGCCGATTATATTAAGCGTATCATTAATACTTGCTGCTGCTGTTGAACCTTCATCAGCAGTAATAGTACCAAAGGCATCTCCGCCGCCGCCTGTACTGTTAATAGTAAGTGTATCGCCTACTATTGCAGTAGTAACATTAGTGCCGCCGGCAACTGTAATACTATCTGTAGGAATATCTGCAACAGTAAATCCTGTATCTGCATTGAATCTTGTAAAAATATTTGCTCCAGGCGGTGATGTGGTTACATTCCAGGAAGTACCGTCATACTGCCAAGTAGTACTACCTTCTGTAAATGTATCATTTAGTGCCGGGCTAGCCGGAAAGTTTATTGCCATAATAATTCCTTATACAGTATTTAGTTATTTCTTTAGTCTGAAGTTTGCTGCGCCTTTTATTGTAAGTTTATTTGAGATTCTACGCTTACCTGTTTTGAATCTTTCATCCCAAGGTTGTTGATATAATACTCTAGGCGAAGCACCTTCTAAACTTGGATAATCAGTCCAGTTAGCGTCATTAGGTGTTGTAGATTCAACACCAACGTAAAAATCACTTGAATCTTGGGTGTTTAAGTTTAGTGTCCATTCTTTTAATTCTTTCCATGTCCAATCTCTATTGTGTTCTAGGACTGTTGTTAAGAATCCAGCAGCAACTGGGCATGCAGCACTAGTACCACTAAATGTACAGTCGTTTGCTGTACCGCTGTCGTATGTAAATCCACTGTATGTATCGGGCCTATCGCCGACACTAGAATATGTTTTGTTAGCAGCCAAGGTTCCATCTGCTGCTGCAAATACGTCTATTTGATTGCCTCTATCACTATATCCTACTTTTCTTTCTGTGCTTCCTGTACCATAGTTGTCATCTAGCGCACCTATATTGATAGTTTTGTAATCTGTGGTGCCACTTTCATTAATATACTTTCCACCCTGTTGCGGAAATCCTGTTCTGTTTGTAGTTCCAGTTACTTCTACACCAAATTCTAAAAATGAACTATCTTCTAAACTGCCAGCGTCAACAGTTGTAATGTAATTGTTATAATCAGGATGTCCTTCTTTTACAACTTTTTGATTACTGTTACCAGCAGCACCAACAAATATGACACCTTCATCAATCATTTCATCTAGTGCAGTTGTCAGTGAATTAGTTTTCATTTCGCTTTTCCAGCGTCCACTATCGCCTTGTGTTCCCATATGACTTAACCAAGCAATCCCTGTTTCAGACGTGTAAGATGTATTTGCAGTTGCGCGATGTGTATAATAATATGTGCTTCCGCTAGGATCTTTATCTGCACGATATCCCCAACTGTTTGAAGAAAGTGTTGGATCTTTTGTTCCGTATAGAGGATTAATTGGTTTCATTCTGTGAAATAATTTTTGTATATCAAATCCTATTTCAATACCAATACCCATTGTGCCATATAAATCAAGATTCCATTTGTTTGCATTGTATGCCCAACCTTGCGTTCTACCAAAGGATAATGCACCACACGGTGTGCCGTGTTCTCCTTCGGAATCTGCACCTGATATTCTAGGTCGTGTTGTGTTATCTCCTAGCACATTTAATCTTGTATAATTTGTAGTAAGTGTAACAGTACCTTGATTTGCAAATTTAGCACTTCTATTACTAGCATTGCCCCACCATGCTCTTGCTTCTGCTTCGGTTGGAACTACTGTGCCGTCCCATCGTGTAGTTAATCTACTACCTGGATTTGCATCGAACCATTCTGGGTCTATGTAGTATGGACTGTCTAGTGCTATATCAAGTACATCACAAGTTCCGTTGCCTGGTAATTTATTGCCGCCTACATAACCTATAGGATTTTCAACAGGAGTTGATCCATCGCTAACTTGTACAGCATTGTTTTGGAATTCTGGATGTCCTATCCACATTCCTTCATCTGCTACAATCAAATCTACATTCTTTCCTGTAGCATATTGTTGTATATTAACTTCTGGTACTGCATCATCTGCTAACGCTCCGTCGACCCACGGATCCAAAAACTGTTGATGTCTATATAACTGATAGCCTGTTCTGTTAACATCATTAGTGGTTAAACCTGCTACTCTTCTATAATTTTTTATAGTTCCTGAATAACGATTTACTAGTTCAGGTCGTACTGCTTGCAATTCATCTTTAGGAGGTTTGAACTCGTCATACTTTGAATAATCTATATTAATAAATTTCACTCTAGGATCTGATTTAAGTGCAGCGGCTTCTTCATCAGTTAGTAGATAAGATCCTCTTGTAGGACTATGTTGCTTGTCGTCGTCGAGTATTACAGGACGAGAAGGTACTGCTTCATATGTATTGCCATCTGAAATTAATTCTGCATGCAACTCTTGCCATTGTTCTTCAGTATGTGTACCTAGTTGATAATATTTTTCATCAGCCATTGTCTAACCCTATATCAAGTTTACCCAAGAGCCGTTCTCATATCCTTGAAATTTATTGTCTGTGGTATTGTATATAAGATCACCATTTGCTGCTGTAAGAGCATTACGTTGTGTTGTTGTTACTCTCAACATTTGTAACGGACCTGTAGTTGGAACAATCCTAGTTCCTGCATTTAATTCAATTTCATTATCAGAAAATATTTCAGGAGTTCCGGACCCTTCAGAAGTAAACTCGCCGTTTATAATTAAATTGTTTTGTACAGTTAAATCATTGTTTACAACTGCGTTATTATTTACAGTTAAATTTACACCTACTATTGCATCTTGTAATATTGTTAAATCGTTACCAACTGTAACATCACTGTCCATATCCACAGCAGGAGTAAACACAATGCTTGTACTATCTGTACTGTCAATTGTGTTTGAATTAAATGTAATGTTTCCAGTATTTCCTGCTACTGCAATATCTCCAGAACCAATTAAACTAGTACCATTTACAGTTTTAATATTTGTTCCACTTACTAAAGTTGCTTGGCCGTCAGTAATACCATAACCAGCAAGTGTAGTTGCATTATTGGCCAACTTAACCCAAGCACCTGCATGAGCAAAGTATCCAGCACCTGTAGCATGAACATGTGCAAACATTCCATGATACGTTGTAGCACTAGGTAA